CTTGGCGGCTCTGGGTTCACGCTGCCTGCGGTGCTATCTGTCACCGCCCCGGCAAAGCTCTACATCAACACAAGCACGGTCACTGACGGCTCGAGTGCCATCGGCGCAACCAACACCCTGGGTGCGATCACTTCGTTTGGCGGCACTACGGTTGCGGCCACGAACGCGAATGTGACTTACACCAATCTCGGAACCCTGGTGATCAACGCCGCCCCGACGGCTGGCACTAATGTCACGATCACCAACCCCTATGCGCTCTATGTCGCCGCAGGTGCGTCGTACTTTGCCAGCACGGTGACGGTCAACGGTACCGTCAACGCAACGACTCTTGACCTGACGAACCTCGAAGTCACGAACATCAAGGCCAAGGATGGTACGGCTGCGATGTCGATTGCGGATTCGACGGGGGTTGTGACCTTCACCAAGGATGAGGTGGTCAACGGAGTCACCGTAGGCCGTGGTTCTGGTTCTGTGTCCACCAACACTGCGGTGGGTTTGCAATCGTTAAATGCAAATACAACAGGCTCCGCTAATTCGGCTGTTGGTTATGCCGCAATGCAACTTAACATAACAGGTGGAGCTAACAGTTCTTTTGGCTACCTAGCTTTACAGCAAAATACATCAGGCGATAACAATACAGGCATTGGCAATGAGGCTTTACGCTTCAACACCACCGCCTCCAACAATACCGCTGTTGGTTATCAGGCGGGGTACAGCAATACGACGGGCACGCAATTATCTTTTTTTGGTAAAGGCGCAGGATACGCAAACACCGGCAATTACAATACTTTTATTGGTTTTCAAGCTGGAGATACAAATACAACTGGCCAAGAAAATACAGCGGTTGGCAATGAGGCATTAGGAGCCAACCAAACCGGATCAAATCTTGTAGCGATTGGTTCTGGCTCTTTGTTCAACAATACCGCCTCTGACAACACTGCTGTTGGCACTGGAAGTCTTTTTGGAAACACCACAGGCTCCGCCAACACGGCGATTGGCAAACAGGCACTTCAAGCAAACACCACCGCCTCTAACAATACCGCTGTTGGTTATCAGGCAAATTACTCAAATACTACTGGCAATAACAATACAAGCGTTGGTTATCAATCAGGTTACTCAAATACAACTGGTGATGTAACTGCCTTTGGTATTCAAACTTTGTATTCAAACACCACAGGTGAGGCTAATTCTGCATTTGGTTCAGCAGCTTTATTTGCAAATACAACCGGTAACTACAACGTCGCCGTTGGTCAGCAAGCATTAAGATTTAACACCACAGCCTCCAACAACACCGCTGTTGGTTATCAGGCGGGGTATAGCAATGTAACAGGAGGTGCAAACACTTTTGTAGGCAAACAAGCCGGATACTCAGCAACGGGAATTGCAAATACATTCATTGGTCAAACCACCGGATACTTTACTACAGGTTCATACAACACTTTTGTTGGCACAGGTTCGACAAATGCGGCGGGGGATCAAGTTACCGCTGGCTCCAAAAATACGATCCTTGGTGGTTATGGAGGCAACCAAGGTGGCCTCGACATCCGCACTTCCAGCAACAACATCGTGCTGTCTGATGGGGATGGAAATCCAAGGGAGTACATCAGCAACCTTGGCACGGCAGCCTTTACGGTTGATCGTACATCTAGCACAAACGCAATTTCTCTTGTGCTGCGTGACAATGTAACTGGCTCTCAAACAAACGGTGTTTATAAATCAATCCGTTCCGAAAGCAACGCTGGCTCGTCTGTTTCTGAGATTCGGTTTATTGAAACTGACGGAAGTAACAACAACACTGCAATTGCTTTTGCGACAGCAGATACTGCGGGGGGCCTAAGTGAGAAGGTCCGCGTTCTCAACACCGGCGCAATTTTGGCATTTTCGGGAGCAAGCACCAATGCAAATGGAACAGGTGTTGGCTTCCCATCTACTCAATCCGCATCGACTGACCCCAATGTGCTGGATGACTATGAGGAGGGGACTTGGACGCCTACGCTTGACGCTTTTACGATTGGCAACGGCACTGCAACGGGGTATTACACAAAAATCGGCAACTTGATTACCTGCAATTTCATAATTACTTTTGGCTCTACGAGTTCAATCACAGGTACTCCACTGCAAATCAGTGGACTGCCGGTTAATATAAGCGGCGGCGTATCTGGAAGTGTAGATTTATTGGACTCCGGAACACAACAATATCTTGGTGTGGTACAGAATGGCAATAACACAAGCACGCTAAATATAAGGGTGTATCTTGCAAATAGTACCTATGTTGAAACAACAACTATATCAAGCACAGTGCCTTTTACCTGGACAACAAACGATGCGATAACTGGATTTGTTTCGTATCGCGCACTTTAATTCTTAAAGGAAAAAATCATGTCAACATTCACCGAAGTCGTTTACATCTCTGAGTTCAACATCCAACCTAACGGGTGCATTGGTGTTCGCAAGACCACTGATGTCCTGAAGGATGGCGTTGTCATCTCGTCAACCTACTGGCGTTGCGTACTTTCCCCCAACGACCCCAAGGCTGCGACGGTTCTTGACGAGGCTTACTACCTCAACATCGCCAACTACGCTTGGAGCCAGCCATCGCCCCAGCCGTATGATCCCAACCCACAAGGAGCCTAACCATGTTTCCAGATGTTCAACTTTCCGCCTCGCACACCGTTGGTCAGCCGTATGTCGCCAACGCAGTCAAGATCATCCAGATCGAAGATCATGTCGAGAACAGGTCCCTGCGGGCTTTCGTCCAGCTTGGGGATGATCCTTCGTACAAGTATTGGGTACAGGTTCTGTCCGGTGACGAGTACACCGTAGACTGGACGAACCAAAACATCAGCGATGCTGTGGCGGCGTTCTTCAAGTAATGAACATCGTCGTCTCAACGCTCGGTTCCCCGGCGCTGGAGGTTCTGAAGGCCAGCGTCAAGGTCTATGCCCCAGAGTGCGCCCTGACGGTCTTTGAGGGCCGTGAGGGAAGTTTTGGAGCGGACTACAACCGGGCAATGGCCGAAGCGTTTGAGACGGCTGATGAGATTCTGATCGCCAATGACGACATCGTGCTGACTCCGACGACCCTAAAAGTTCTGATGGAGGATGTCGCCACCCTTAAAAGGGACGGCATCAAGATTGGATCTGTCGGGGTGCGGTCGGATAGTGTTCGTCCGCATCAGCATATCGCCCAGAACAACGGCGGGCAGATGCTGGAAGTGGCGGTGATCTCTCCGATTCTTGCGTACATCCCGAAGCAGTCGTTTGAGGCTTCCCGGTTTCCGCCCTTGAACTGGTATTCAGATGATGTCTGGTGCATTGACCTGAAGCGTCAGGGGTTCCGGCATTTCGTGTCTCGGGCGTATGTGCATCACGCTGGGTCTACGACCATCGGTCACGACAACCAGAAGTTGCATGATGATGCCAAGCCTTGGATCATTGCGAATCGGCCTGAATACGCAACCTACTGGGGGATGGCATGACACGAAAGGTCCTGATCGGAACACCGGCTCATGATGGCCGGTTGGATGTCTGGTACTGCAACTCGCTGGTCAACACGATCCGGCTGTCTGCGGTGCACAAAGTCAGGATTGATCCGATCTATGTGTCATATGACTCCCTCGTTCAGCGAGCCAGAAACGATCTGGTCAGGATGGCGCTCGAAGAAGACTACGACGACCTGATCTTCATTGATTCTGATGAGGAATGGGATCCTGAGTGGATCTTCACGCTTTTGAATCACCCGGTAGATGTCGTCGGGGCAACGGTGGTCAAGAAGCAAGACGGCCCGACTCTGTTCAACATCAAGGCGCTTCCTGAAGGGCTTGAGATCAAGAATGGTCTGATCGAGGTGGCCTGTGTCGGAACCGGGTTCTTGAGGATCAGCCGCAAGGCTTTGCAAGCCGTCTGGGATATGTCCACCGAGTACAAGAACGAGGGCCGAACCTGCCGAATGGTGTTTGATGTCCGGGTGGAGAATGGAGAGTTGGTCAGCGAAGACAACATCTTCTGCAACAAGTGGCGCTCTACTGGTGGGAAAGTTTTCATCGACCCGAGCATGACCTGCAACCACATTGGGGTGAAGAAGTTCTCTGGCAATTTCATGCACTTCTATGACTGGTTGCAGTCACAAAACAAGGCAGCGGCTTGAGGCACATAGCATGGCTGATGATACTGATCGTTATTCTGATGCTTACGTTAGCCGAGATATCCCGGTGAGGCACGAAATCCGTATGCTGAAGGCTCAGGCCAAGGCCGAGTTACAACGGCTGGAAGCTGAGTCTGCGGCCAAGGAAGTCGCTGGAAAGGCTATCGGTAAGCATGGTCTGGCATACATCACCGCTATCGTCATCGTCGGTGTTGGGGCTAGTCTGCTCCTTGAGGAGTCCAAGATCGCCGCTGTCATCGGGCTAGTATCGGCAGCCCTGACTGCTCTCATCGCCATGCTGAACGGTATTGCCGGGGCTAATCCGAAGCAGGAGAAGCCGGAGTTTGAGGTGATCAAGTCGCTCATTGAACGGCTGGATAAGCTCGACCGGAAGGAGCCTTCCATGAAAGTGGATGTGACAGAAGGCCGTGTCACGGTTTCTAAGGGTGACGATGTAGTCACCACGCAAAAGTAACGAGATGGATGTTTCCAAGACAATCGGTGCTATTGCCGCAAGCGTTGCTGCGCTGGGAGGTGGCTACACCTTGGTGGATAAGGTGGGTTGGCTGGAAAGCCCGATCATTGTCTGGGCACCGGAACACTTTAAGATCCCTTCCGCACAGATTGGGCAACCGATTGAGGTCACGGTGGCGAGGATCAAGAAGCGCGATGACTGCTCGGTGGAATCGTTCATCCCAAGCATCCGAGACGGCAAGGGCATGGTGCATGAGGCGGTTCCATCGAACCCCAAGTTCTCCGGCCCAGCCAGTCCAGAGATTGACACCTTTACCTACACATTGAGCGTCAAGTCTGAGATGCAGCCCGGAAAAGCCACTTTGCTTGCAACCATCAAGTACAAGTGCCCGGAAGGGGATAGAACAGTCTCCTACCCAAAGAACCTGAGTTTTAATCTGGAGGCAAAATGATCACCCTTCTTACGACCCTTCTCTCCTTCCTCGCCGGGGGGCTACCTAAACTCCTTGGCTTCTTCCAAGACCGCGCAGACAAGGCGCATGAACTGAACCTTGCCCGGATGCAGATCGAGCGGGAACTGGAACTCAGGAAGGCAGGCTTTGAAGCGCAGGCGAGAGTCGAGGAAATCCGTACAGATCAGCTTCAGGTCGGTGCAGAGGTGACGATGGCTCAAACTGCTTTGGCCGAGAAACAAGCCCTGTACGCCCACGATATTGCTATCGGAGAAGGCGCAAGCAGGTGGGTGATCAACGCCCGTGCTTTGGTCAGGCCGGTCATTACCTACGGGATGTTTGCTCTTCTTTGCTTCATCAACATCTTCGGTGCGGCGTATGCGTGGCACCTTGGAACCCCGTTTGCGGAAGTGATCGCTAACCTGTGGGACGCCGATACCCAAATCATCTGGGCGTCAATCATAAGTTTCTGGTTTGGAAGCCAAGCGTTCAGCAAAAAATGAACGCGCTGATCAAAATGCTGAAGCACCACGAGGGTGTTAGGTATAGGCCATACCGATGCCCGGCGCGGCTTTGGTCGGCGGGCGTGGGAAGGCTGATCGACCCATCGCATCTCAAGGTGCCCTATGAACGCCGCTTAGAGCTTCCAATCCCCGAGGGCTGGGACAGAACACTGACAGAAGAGGAAGTCGATGCGCTACTTCAAGAAGATCTTCAGCGGTTTCTTCCGGGGGTACTCCGACTATGTTCTGTGGTTCCTCTTAGCAATCGCCATCTGGCACTCGCTTCGTTCGCTTTCAATGTTGGGCTAGGCAACCTTCAGAACTCGACCCTTCGTATGAAGCACAACCGGGAAGACTACGAGGGAGCGGCTGAGGAATTTAAGAAGTGGAACTTGTCTGCTGGCAAAGTTTTGGCCGGGCTTGTGACCCGCAGAAACGATGAGCGGGCGTTGTACCTGAAGGGGTTATGACGAAATCAGTCAATGAAGGCACAATACCAAGCGGCAGATTCATGCCAAATCACAAAAGGAGAAGCAGATGGAATCGATTCAACTATCTACGCAACTGGTCAATGCAATCTTGCAATACCTTGGCAGCCGCCCCTTCGTTGAAGTGGCAAACCTGATCAACGGCATCCAGAAGGAAGCTGAGGCGCAAATCAAGCCTGAGGCCCCTGCGGAGGCTCCCGCGGAGTAAAGATGGACACACAGGCGATCTTCAACATCGTTGTTGGGATCGCCGCCTTTTTTGGCGGCTGGGTCTTGAACAACATTACGAAGGCCATCGAGCGTCTGGACAAGGATGTTCGAGAGATGCCGCACAACTATGTCACGAAGGAGGACTACCACCGTGACATTGATGAACTGAAGGACATCTGCAAGCAGATCTTCAACAAGCTGGATCACAAGGCTGACAAATGACCTCCGCCGCCAAGTCTGACCCGTCCAAGTGGAAGCGCATCGTCTCCCAGGTCAAGGCCAGCGGGAAAGGCGGTTCTCCGGGCCAATGGAGCGCCAGGAAGGCGCAACTGGCCACCCAGAAGTACAAAGCCTTGGGCGGAGGTTACAAAGGCCCCAAGAGAGCGGATAATTCGCTTTCGAAGTGGACGAAGGAGGACTGGGGCACGAAGTCTGGAAAGCCGTCCACCCAGGGATCTGAAGCAACAGGCGAGCGATACCTGCCGAAACGGGCACGAGAGAAGCTGACCCCTTCTGAATACGCGGCGACCACGCGAGCCAAACGAGAAGGAATGCGACAGGGCAAGCAATTTGTCCCGCAGCCCGAATCGATCAAGAAAAAGGTGTGGTGATGACTGCCGCTGCCGTAATGACATATAGCTCGCTGGTAAACGACATCGAGACCTATCTCGAGCGTACAGACCAAGCGACACTCGAGAAGATCCCGCAGTTCATCATGCTTGCAGAGCAGGTGATTGCGTCGGAACTGAAGTTCCTCGGCAACCTGATTGTGGTCGAGTCCACCATGGTTAAAGGTGAGCCGGTGATCGACAAGCCTGCTCGCTGGCGCAAGACCGTCTCGATGAATGTGACGGTTGCGGGCAAGAAGATTCCTGTGCTCCTTCGCAAGTACGAGTACCTTCGGGAGTACTGGCCGGATGGGACGCAGGAGGATGTGCCCAAGTTCTACTGCGACTACGATTACACCCACTGGCTGGTTGCCCCGACCCCGGCGGCTGCGTACACCTTTGAGGTGCTCTACTACCAGCGCGTGCAGCCTCTGGATTCGTCCAATCAATCAAACTGGTTCACAGAGTACGCTCCGCAGGCCCTGCTGTATGGGTCTCTGCTCCAGGCCATGCCGTTCTTGAAGAATGACGAGCGTATGGGTATGTGGCAGGCCCAGTACTCGCAGATCATGGAAATCCTCAAGACAGAGGATGTCGCCCGGGTCGGTGACCGTCAAACCGTTGTGAGGGATTCATGAGCTTTATTTCGCCGTTCACCGGCAATGTGATCCAGCCAACCGATGTTTCGTATCGGGCGATCACGCTGTCCGCCAATACCCAGCTTCAGTGGCCTATCAACGGATCCGCGACGGATGACTACGCCGCCCGGATCATGAATGTCACGGCCACGGCCGGGAGCCTCAGGCTGGAGATGCCTCCGGCCAACCAGACCTCGGTAGGCCAGGATGCGCTGATCCGAAATGTCGGGGCCACGACCTTTACGGTCGCCAATTACGACGGCACCACTATCGTGTCGGTGGCAGCGGGTGAGGCGAAGTACATCTACATCACGACCAACGCTACCGAGGCCGGTACCTGGGGCGTGATTGCGTTTGGGGTGGGATCTTCGACCGCGGACGCGGCGAGCCTTGCCGGGTACGGTCTGAAAGCGATCACGACGACGCTGAATCAATCGACGCCGGTTCAGACCTTCGCATCGAACTATACCGCGCTGGATACCGACCGGGCGGCCACCTATGTCTGGACGAGCGGGTCGGGAACGCTGACCCTGACGGCCGCCACGACCTTGGGTGATGACTGGTTCATCATGGTTCGGAACGGCGGCACTGGAACGCTGACGGTTTCTCCGGCGTCGGGTCTGATCAACGGGGCGGCGAGCATCGCCTTGCAGCCCGCGGACTCGGCGTTCATCGTCTGCTCGGGGTCGGCCTTTTACACAGTGGGTCTGGGCCGTTCAACGCAGTTCAACTTCACGCAGTTGACGAAGGCGGTGACAACGGGGAGCTACACGCTGACCCCATCGGAAGCCGCCAATGTGGTGCAGAAGTACACCGGCACGCTCTCTGGCAATGTGACGGTCGTCCTTCCGCAGACCATCCAGGTCTACTACATCACGAACCAGACCGATGGTACGGGCGCGGGATATCAGATCACTTTCACGACCGGCGCTGGTGGCGCTACAGCGACCATCCCAGCGGGACAGCAGGTGATCTTGCTGTGCGATTCCGTCAATTTGCTGAACGCCTCGACGATTGCCGCCGGAGCGGTCAATGTCTCGCTGGTTGATGGCACGGTCGGAGCGCCTTCGATGAACTTTTCTTTAGAAACTTCGACGGGCATCTACCGCCCAGGTTCTGGTGAATTTGGAATTGCCATCCTGGCGGCGCAAAGGTTCAGATTGAGCGCGACGGGTCTCCTGATCACGGGCACCGGTACCTTCACCGGGGGCGTTTCTGGCGGGTCATTCTGATGACGCAAAAGGTCTTCGC